ATATATGGCTTACGTGGTATATACAGTGTAAGCGATACAGACTTTGACTTATCGCAGTTTGGTTTGTTTTTAGCAAACGATACACTGTTTATTACATTCCACGAGAATGACATGCTAAACAACCTTGGTCGCAAACTTATGGCAGGCGATGTTATTGAACTGCCGCACCTTACAGATTTCAGCGCACTGGATGAAAGTGTAGAACTTAGCCTCAAACGCTACTATGTTATACAAGAAGGTTCGCGCCCAAGTGAAGGATTTAGCCCAACTTGGTGGAGCCATTTATGGCGTGTTAAGTGTACACCACTAGTGGACAGTCAGGAATACACAGACATTCTCAATGTACTACAAGAGGATAAAGACGGCAATACAACAGACAACACACTTCGTGACTTGCTATCTACATACAATAAAGAACTTGAGATTACAAGCAAGATTGTAGAAGAAGCAGAGAAAGAAGTACCTGAAAGTGGTTACGATACAAGTCAATACTATATTGTTCCTACTGATCCAGTTACTGGTAGACCACTAGAGTCTAAAGGTGTTAATGCTGATGATACAGTACAAAATGCAGACAGTACTGATGCAAGCGCAGATGCTAGACGCATTACACCTACTAACACCAATGCTTACAGCGGATACTTAGTAGGGGATGGACTTGCTCCTAATGGTGAACCAATCAGTATGGGCACTAGTTTCCCTGGTGATGCACAAGAAGGTGATTTTGTGCTGCGCTTAGACTTCTTACCAAACAGATTGTTTAGATACAGTGGATCACGTTGGATTAAAGTAGAAGATGATGTGCGCAGTGCGCTTACGCCTGGCACTGGTTCAACACAGATGGATGGATTTATCAACAACACAGGCACATTTACTGCAGATGATAACACTACTGCAACCAGTAGACAAAGCCTTAGTGATGCACTGAAACCTAGAGAAGATTAATGCCACAGCAATTTTTTTACGATCAACAGATAAGACGTTTCCTACTGCAGTTTATTCGTGCATTTAGTAACTTTCAAGTGGAGTATGGCAAGGACAGAGATGGCAATACTACACTGGTTACTGTGCCTGTTAAGTATGGTGATGCTACTCGTATGGTAAGCAGCATTGTTCGTGAGAACAGTGAGAATAAGATTATTCCAACACCAATGATTAGTTGCTATGTAACAGGATTAGAGTACAACGCAGAGCGCAGACAAGATCCTACATTTATTGATAAAAAGCATATTCGTATGCGCAAGTTTGATCCTAACACAAACGAATATAACACACAACAAGGTAATGCTTTTACAGTAGAGCGTGTTATGCCTGTTCCTTACACACTGCAGTTAAATGTAGATGTGTGGACTAGCAATACAAATCAAAAACTACAGTTGCTTGAGCAATTGCTTGTGCTGTTTAATCCAGCACTTGAAATACAAAGCACAGACAACTATTTGGATTGGACAAGTTTAAGTTATATTGAACTAGCACAAACACAGTGGAGCAGCAGAAGTGTACCAGTTGGTGTTGATGAGCAGATTGATATTTCTACGCTTTCATTTACTGTGCCAATTTGGTTAACTGCACCTGCTAAGGTTAAGAAACTTGGTGTTATTAACAAAATTGTTGCTAGTATCTATGATGATCAAGGTGGTATTGCAGAAGGTGTCATTGATGGACAAATACTACTAGGTGAAAGACAGAAGTTTACACCTATGAACTTTGGTATTATTGTACTTGGTAACACTGTGCAGATATTGGATCGCAATGAAACAAGCACAAACAAAGTAGACTACACTCCACTGAATGATCCGCCAACAAAAGTAGGCACAGATGATGTTAGTTGGGCTGCACTTATTAACCAGTATGGCGAACTACAAAGTGGTATCAGCCAACTTCGTTTAGAACAAGGCACTGCAGAAATAGTAGGCACAGTTGCTTTCCATCCTAGTGATCCGCATAAACTACTGTGGACTGTAGAGAGTGACACTGTTCCAACAAACGACTTACCTGCTGTAACAAAAATTATTAATCCTCTACGCAGTGCGCCAGGTGCAGGACTTGCAGCGGCAGCACAAGGACAGCGTTATCTAATCCTCAATGCTGTTGGCGATGCAAGTAATACAGATGGTCCTGATGCTTGGGGTAGTTTAGTAGCAGGTGCTAACGACATTGTTGAATACAGTGGCACTGATTGGCAAGTAGTATTTGACAGTAGCAACGATTCGGGTATACACTATATGACTAATACTAATACAGGATTGCAATACAAGTGGACCGGGACAGAATGGGTCAAGTCTTATGAAGGCGAATATCGAGCAGGCGACTGGAGTATCGTTATCTAACAGTGGAGTTGGAGCGTTATTTTTAAGCAAATCAACAAGTAGATATATGTTTGTACTACGCAATGGCGCCAGGTATGACAGTATGTGGGCGTTTGTTGGTGGCAAAGTTGAAGCAGGTGAAACAGAGTATACTGCACTACAGCGTGAGATTGTTGAAGAGATTGGCTTTATGCCGCTTGTGCTGAAAACTATCCCAGTAGAAAAGTTTACTAATACAAAAAATAACTTTACATATAGTACCTATGTGTGTGTTGTAGAGGAAGAATTTATCCCTAAACTAAACAGTGAACATAAAGGCTATGCCTGGAGTAAACTGGATAGTTGGCCCAAACCATTGCACCCTGGAGTGTTTACTACGCTTCAAATTGATGAGATTGCTAAGAAGATTGAAACTGTTGAAAGTTTAATGTGCAATAGCACCTAGTCCCGCTAAGTTAAAATACTGCGTATAAGTTATTTCTTTAACATTGGGTACCCAGTTATATGCTTCTGGCATTAATCCAACGTCTTTTGCTACATAGTAAAATTCTACATCACTGTATGTTAGAAATATTTTGCATGCTTCTTGTATGAGTTTTGCGTTTGCACCTTCAACATTTACTGGCTTGTATACCGCATGTTCGCCAATATAAATGTTATCATCTTCTTTATCATAGCAGGTCATGCCCACCATAAACACTTGCTTGTGTCCGTCTGCACACGCAAGACGCAGTGCAAGCGTGCCTATGCTTGCAGTAAACATTTGTGGATATAAGTGAAAACTGCCTGGGTGTGCTAGTATGTTTTTAACATTGCTGTATACAATATTATCTTCGCCATAGCCGCTGGCAGCAATATCTGTGCAGATATCTTTGTTTGTGGCAATTAAAAATGTTGGGTTAAAGTCTTTGTATAATAAGTTACATCCGTAACTCTGTCCTACACTGCGCACACCCCGAGCGCCGCCTACTTGGCCTTTAAGGAAGCGTAAATCAAACTTGTCTCTGGATTTGCTGTTTCCAATAACATGTGCAACGCCATCATGGTCGTCATTGAGAATAGTTTTCTCAACCCATGTCATACTGTCTGGATTGTTGCGTGTTTTCCAACTAGTATTTGCGCTTACCATCTCTCCCAAGTAGTCTGCGGTATAAAACCGACCCTGGGACATTAGATTCTGCCTACAACAACTTCAATAACGTCTGTGCTTGCGCCTGTTTTGTTTTCCAGTGCTTTACCAATAACACTACCTGCTGGAGGATTGCTTTCTTCGCGCCATGCTTCTGCGTGACCTGCTGTATCACTAGCAACCATCAAGTCACCTTTGCGGATCTCGCCAACTACTTTACAAGGCAAGCGTCCTACAAGACCAACACTAATACCATCTTCTAAACTTTCGTTCATTAGAAAAGCAGGATCAGTACTTACAATACCAGCAATACGTTTATCATACTTATTTGTAGCTTGTGTAACTTCTGCTTCGCCACCAAATACTAATACTGTGCCTGCTTCATAATCTGCGTCTGCTGTATAGCGTTCTGCCAAGTCAGCGTATCGTGCTGCAGTGGTTGTTGCTGTAATAACACCTGCACTGAAGTTGCCACTACTGTCTCTAAATACGATAGTACTACCTGTGTTTGCGTTGGTTGCATTACTTGTTACAGTAAATGTTCCGCCTTCACTGCTTACACTACCACTTATGCCATTACCACTAGTAGCGCCAACACCAACATAGTTGCCTGTAGTGTCTGTCCCAAGTGCAACACTATTAGCAACAATAGTTGCAGTAAGAGTAGCACTGCCTAAATTAGTAAGAGTTGCACTACCACTCAAGTCGCCTCCAAGTGTGATAGTTGGATCAGCAGTATTAGTGGTCACAATGTTAATTGCTGCACTACCATCAAAGTTGGCGGTACCTGTTACGGCGCCACTGACTTGAATTGCTCTTGCAGTTGCAAGGGTAGTTG